TAAAACAGAAAAGAAATTAGAAGATACAATTAGTAAAGTTCTTCCAAATGAGTATAAGTTTGTAGGGCATGGTGAAGTAGTGATAGCTGGTAAATGTCCCGACTTCATCAATGTCAATGGTCAAAAGAAAATTATCGAACTCTTCGGTGATTACTGGCACAGAGATGATATTCCTGGTGCAAGAGAGAAGATTTTTGCAGAATATGGCTATGATACATTGATAATTTGGGAACATGAATTTGAAGATATAGATAGACTAAAGATGAAATTAAATGAATTTCATATAAGAGAGAATCCTTATTCAAAACATGGGGTAAAATAGATGTTATCAATTATTATATTAGCACACAATTGCTACGAGCATACAAAAGAATGTCTTATTTCAATTGCTAAAAACACAATTGATTATGAGATAATTCTTGTGGATAATGGGTCTGATCCAGCAATATTGCAGTCAGATATACCGGATGAAAGGGTTAGAATAATTCGTAATGAAGAAAATCTTGGTTGTCCAAAAGCATTTAATCAAGGGATCAATGAGACGAAAGGAGAATACATTTGTATTCTCAACAATGATGTAGTTGCTACTCCAGGATGGGCAGAACATCTGATTGCTCATCTGGATAAGTATGATCTCGTTGGACCATGCACAAATTCAATTTCAGGACCACAACAAGTTCTTTTGGATGAAATATATAATACTAAAGAAGAACTGTATGATCAGGCGGTTAAATTTTACAACACAAATAAAGGGAAAGTACAGCCATTTCATCGTCTCGTTGCTTATTGTTTATTGGGTAAACGAGAGGTTTTTGACAAAATTGGATTGTTTGATGAGGCATTTGGGCAAGGGAATTATGAAGATGATGATTTATGTCTAAGGGCAATAGAAGCAGGGTTTAGATGTGGGATTTGTCGGGATGTCTATATTCATCATTTTGGCTTAATTACATTTAAATTTATGGATGCAGACTATACAAATTTATTGAAGAAAAACAAAAAGATATTTGATGCTAAGTGGCCAAAAGAGAAGTATAAGGAGCTGGCGAATAGAAACAATGGAGAATTTGAGAGAGGAGATTTTTCTATATGAAAAAAATACTTATTACAGGGGGATGTGGTTTCATTGGTCATCACTTTGTTGAACATTTTATCAAAAATACAGATTGGGAGATTATAGTTCTTGATAAATTAAGTTATGCAAGCAATGGATTCGATCGTATTCGAGATATTAACTGTTTTAAAGAAGAAAGAGTAAGAATATTTGTTTCTGATCTTAATCGCCCATTGACACAAGGAGTAATACAAGAGATTGGGCAAGTAGATTATATTGTCAATCTGGCAAGTGAAAGCCATGTAGACAATTCAATAAAAGACCCAGTTAATTTTATTCAAAATAACGTGAATCTTATTTTGAATCTTTTGGAATGGGCAAGAGAATTAAAAGAATTAAAGAGATTTATTCAATTTTCCACTGATGAAGTTTATGGAACTGCCCCAGAAGGGGTGAATCATAAAGAAGGAGATAGATATAATCCTGGTAATCCCTATTCTGCAAGCAAAGCAGCGCAGGAAGCAATTGCAATAGCTTATGCGAATACATATGGGTTACCCATTACAATAACTAGTACGATGAACTGTATCGGGGAAAGGCAGCATCCCGAAAAGTTTGTACCAATGGTGATCGGAAAAGTTCTAAAAAGTGAAACGGTAGTAATTCATGCCGATTCTACGAAGACAAAAGCGGGAACGAGATTTTATATTCATGCCAGGAATGTAGCATCGGCAGTAGATTTTATTCTTGATAGGACAGATGAGATATTAGATAAGATTTCTGCGGGTAGAGGTAAATTTAATATCGTTGGCGAGAAAGAAATTGATAATCTTTCATTGGCAAAGATGATTGCGGGATTTTTAGGAAGAGAATTAAAATATGAAATGGTAGATTTTCATTCAAGTCGACCCGGACATGATCTTCGATATGCGCTTGATGGAACTAAAATGAAATTGCTGGGCTGGGAACCGAAAGTGACGATTGAAGAGAGTCTAAAGAAGACTGTTGATTGGTTTGTAAAAAATCCAAGGTGGCTCAATTACGATGGGTAAACTAAACCGTAGAAACTTTTGCTGGTGTCATTGTGGATTCCTTGCTAAACCTGGTAATAGATATATCAATGGGCATGGGTTTCGAGGAAAACATCATACAGAAGAAGCAAAGCAGAATATGAGAGGCCCTCATGGTCCTATGACAGAAGAACATAAACAAAAATTGAGAAAACCAAGATCAGAAGAACAGAAACAAAATATGAGAGGTCCAATGTCTGAAGAAAATAAACAGAAGAGAAGAAAACCTCGTGGTCCAATGTCTGAAGAACGAAAAATCAAGATGAGAAAACCACATGGTCCATTCACAGAAGAGCATAAACAAAATATGAAAATAGCACAGAATCAACCAGAAGCGAAAGAAAGTAAATCAAAATCTGCTAAGAAATACTGGCAAAATTCAGAATGGAAAGCAAACCAATTCTTAGCAATTGGTAAAGGATTATGTATTCTACCAAATAGACCAGAAACACATTTATCTTTAACACTCAGCGAACGTTACCTTGGTGAAATGAAATACACTGGTGATTTTTCTTTTACTATTGGTGGTAAGTGTCCAGATTTTGTAAGTTGTAATGGACAAAAGAAATGTATCGAATTATTTGGAGACTACTGGCATCAAGGACAAGATCCACAAGACAGGATAAATATATTTGCTAAGTATGGGTATGACACATTGATTATATGGGAACATGAGTTGAAAGATATGGATAAATTATATGTAAAGTTAGATGAGTTTATGAGGAAATAAAATTAAGGAGAACAAACATGGTTGGAGAAAAAATGATTAAAAAGAAAGAAGAGTTAAAATTGAATCTAGGGTGTGGGTTTAGAAAAATGATAGAACCCGGCTGGGTGAATATTGATAATCGTGCAGAATTGAATCCCGATGTGGTTTGCGATGTAACAGAAGGACTACCTTACGAAGAAAGTTCTGTGGATTATGTAAAATGTTTTGATTTCTTAGAACATATCCCAACTGATAAGGTAATTTCACTCGTGGAAGAAATTTACAGGGTGTTGAAACCAGGTGGTATTTTTGAAAGTTTCACACCAGATGCCGAATTTGGAATGGGAGGCTTCCAGGACTTTCACCATAAATCTTTCTGGGTTGAGAACAGCTGGTTGTACTTTAGTGATACTGATCATCGCGTTTTGTACGGAATTAAAGCCAATTTTGAAATTGTTTCAATGAATAGAACGGAGAATAAACCACTAAGGATTTATCATCTTCATGTTATTGCCAAAGCAAGGAAGTAGGTTGAGGAATTTGTAAATGCTTAAAATCACTAATTTCAAACTTGGGATTGGAATACCTTGCAGTTGGAGTTATGTTCCTGTTTCATTTTTTGACAGTTTTATACAAATGGATCGTCCTGATTTCATATATCTTCCTGCAAAAAATGGTCCAATAAATGAAATGCGAAATAGAATTGTGGAACAAGCATTGACTCTTGGTTGTTCACATCTTTTAATGATGGATACAGACCAAATATATCCAAAGGATACAATAACAAGATTACTTAGTCATGGAAAACAGGTAGTTCATGGACAAGTCCATCGAAGATATCCTCCATTTGATAATCTGATGTATTCCGGAACCCTTAATAATTATACCAACGAGATAGATTATGCAGACGGAGAATTGGTAAAAGTAGACGCATGCGGAACAGGTTGTGTTCTCTATCATATGAATGTTTTTAGAAAAATAAAACCCCCGTGGTTTGAATTTACCCCTAATATGGTAGATGAAGAAATGAAGGGAGTTGTAGGTGAAGATATTGGATTTTGTGAAAAATTGAGAAAGATTAATATTCCAATTTTTGTAGATACTTCGATTAAAGTGGCTCATCTGACAATGTTTTCAATCGATGAAAATTTTAGTATATTATATCAATCATTAGTAAAACGTCAAATGATAATAAATGAGGAAATAAGAAACAATGAGTAGTATTAATAAAATTGTAAGGTGTAATGATACTATTTTACAACGGTGGCATGGGAATAGAAAATATCTAAGGCCAATTCCAAATCATCATCCATGTGAAGATGGTTGTGGAATATTAGTTGCTTCAAATAGAAGATTTGTTAGTGGGCACAATCCGGTTTGGAACAAAGGTTTGACAAAAGAAACAGACGATAGAATTGCAAAATATGCCAGAAAAATATTAGGGAGATTGATTAGTAAAGAGGCCATAGAGAGAATGATTAAAACAAGAAAAGAGAAACTTGCTTCTGGTGAAATCATTCCCCCAATGAAGAACAAACATCATAGAGAAGAATCGAAACAATTGATGTCTGCTGCTAAAAAAGGAAAACCATCAAAAAAGAAAGGATTAACAAAAGAAACAGATCAAAGCGTAATGAAACAAGCATTATCGTTAATTGGTAAACCTTCTGGTATGAAAGGCAAGCATCATAAAGAGGAATCGAAAGAGGAAATACGTAAATCTCTTAATAAACCAGAAACGAAGAAAAAAATTTCAGAAAATTCAATAAAAATGTGGAGAAATTTAGAATCTGTAAAGAAAATTTTTGAAGGTAGAAAACTAAAACCTAACAATCCAGAATATCTTATTGATTTAATAACACATGAATACTGGCAAGGTTGGAAATATACAGGTGACTATTCAGTAATGATCAATGGCAAAAATCCCGACTTTGTAAATAAAGAAACAAAACAGATAATTGAAGTATATGGAGATTACTGGCATGATGGTGAAGATCCTACTGATAGAGCGGAGATATTTGCACAAGCTGGTTATGAGACTTGTGTTATATGGGAGAATGAGTTAAAGAATTTAGATAAAGTAATTTTAAAGATTAGACAATTTATAAATGGTCCTATAGAGATGTCAGTAGAAAAGAGATGTCAGTAGAAAAGAGAAGTTATTCTTCTTTTCAAACAGCAACATTATAAGATATTAATCTGAAAATAATTTTTAAGGAGGAATGAAAAATGGCGGTGCGCATTGGAAAAGTAGCAGCGGTTAAAGTAGGTCCTACAAGTACGACTGGAACCTATGTAGTATCGGAAACTGGAACATATTCTTTATCAGGTTTCTCAAGAGATGCATTGGAATCAACTGCATTTGGTGATGATGTTAAAGAATATGTCTTTGGTCAGGCTGATGGTGGTGAAATAACATTCGCAGGTCATTATGATCCTACAGATATAACAGGGCAGAATCTTATTGCATCATATTGTAGTAATGGTGCGACTCTGATTTGCGGTCAATTAAGATTTTATGTAGATAATACATCGTATCTTACGGTCGATACCAATGGAACGATATTGATCACAAAATGTAAGGCAATAGCATTTGATAAAGCCGGAATTGGTACAATTGATTTTACGGCAAAGTTGTCTGGTGCAGCGATGTTGCTTGTATAATTTTAGATAAAAGGAGGTGTAGTTATGAGCGTTAAAATTGGAAAAATTGCTAAGGTAACTATTGGGGTAGCAACTGTTGCTGAGATAGGAACATATTCTTTATCAGGCTTTTCTAGAGATGTATTGGAATCAACGGCATTTGGAGATGATATAAAAGAATATACTGCTGGAGTTGCCGATGGTGGTGAAGTAACATTTGCTGGTCATTATGATCCCACAGATGCAAATGGTCAATTACTTGTTGATTCAGCATGTAGAAATGCATCGGTATTTACTGGTGGAGATTTAAAGTTCTATATTGATAATACTTCATATCTTACGGTTGATACCGGAGGGAACATTTTGATTACAAAGTGTAAGGCGATAGCATTTGACAAAGCAGGAATTGGTACTATCGACTTTACGGGAAAGGTGTCTGGACGTAGCATGATAGTTATGCCCTAAAAATTAAATAAAGGAGAGGTAATATCATGAGTGAGAATGATGTAAAAACAGGTGTTACTTTTGATCTTTCTGAATTGAATCCTGGAGCTTGGTTCAAAATGGAGAATTCAGATGCAGAAGTTTGTGTAAGAATTTGTGCTGGAGACGATTACAAAGTAATCAGAAAACAAACAGTAAAAGAAAAAGTTGAGTATAGACAAGGTCAACGCTTTGTCTTTGAAGAGACAAATCAGGACTTGCAAAATGAGTTGACTTGGGATTTTTGTATTACTGATTGGAAGGGATTCTACAACAAAGAAGGTAATCCTATTCCTTGTACAAAAGAAATGAAAATTTTGTTAATGGGTAAAAGCATTATTTTTAGCTCTTTTGTGACAAAGTGTCTTTCTAAGCTTGCAGAAACTGTTGATGAGCTAAAGGAAGAAGAACTAAAAAACTAGTTGACTTTGCACAATGGAAGATAAGTAAACCATCGTGCAAAGTCTGTCAAGCAATTTGGAGAAGTAAGAATGATTCGCCTCCATGCGAAACTTGTATGGAGAAATTACTTGTCGTAAATGAAGATGCAATAGATATTTATTTTACTGTGAGGCATCAGCAAATTGTGATTGGAGATAAGATTACAGGTCTTGATATAACAGCAGTAAAATCAGCAATAGATATTTATGACGTGAAAGACAAAAAAGATTGTTTAGAAAAAGTTTTGTATTTGTACACTAATATTGGGGAATAGAATGGCAGAATCTGTTGGAACCGTTTATATTGACATGATGTTGGATGGAAGAAAATTTAAAGCGCAACTTATTGAAGTTGAAAGAGGTGCTCAGAAATCTGGGGATCTAATTGCTCAAAATATAGCTGCTCCAACTTCTTTTGCTTTATCTTTGATAACAAGAAAACTCGTTTCATTAGCAGGAATGATTGTTGCTGCTTTTAGTATTCATAAAATAGTTCAATTTGCAAAAGAATCCATGTTGCTTTCTGCAAGGATAGAAACCCTTAATGTATCACTACAACAAATAGGTAAAAATGCTGGCTATACTAATGTAGAATTAACTGGTTATGTTAATCAAGTTAAGAAGATGGGAATTACGACTGAAGAATCTATTTCCTCTCTCATTAAATTAGCCCAGGCGAATATTGGTTTGTCACAAGCATCTAAACTTGCTCGTATAGCTCAAGATGCTGCGGTTATTGGAAATATTAATTCTTCTGAAGCTTTTGCTCGTATGATTCATGGAATTCGTACTGGTCAAACAGAAGTGTTAAGAAATATAGGATTACAGGTAAGTATGGAAGGTGCTTACGCGAAAATAGCTGCTCAGTTAGGTAAGAATGTAGCATCTCTGACTCAAACAGAGAGAGCACAAGGCATTGTTAATGCAGTAGTTAAAGAAGGAGCAAAAATACAAGGTATTTATGAAGCTGCAATGAATACTGCTGGTAAACAAATGCAGTCTACTAAAAGATATGTTGATCTTATTAAGGAAAGCATTGGAGCAGCTTTTGGTCCTGCTTTGACAATATTAGTTATGGGATTCAATAAGCAATTAAAAGAACTAGGAGAATGGCTTGCACTACCAGGCACAAAAGAAAAAATAACTGAAATTGCTATAAGTATTAAAAACATGGTGAGTACGGTATGGAATACTCTTACGAAATTAACTAGTGTCATAGGTCAAGTAACAGCAGTACTGATAAGATTTTGGGATGAAGCAAAGGCAGTTGCAATTGGTATGGGTGGGTTTTTTCTAACAAGTTTTCTTCTCGGCATAGGAGGGGTTGTATCTTTAAGTACAAAAATTACTAATCTGATAACTAAACTTAGGTTATTATCTTTAACTTTACTCACAACTCCTGCAGGAATTATTGCATTAGCTCTTAGTGGATTAGCTTATGCTTACTTCAAAGTTAAAGATGAAACTGAAAAGGCAGAAAATGCCATTAAAAATTTTCAATTAAGGCTTGGAACACTTTCTGTAGCTGAAGCTGAAACTGAATTGGCAAAACTTGAGAAAAAACTTGTTGAATTACAGAATAAAGTAAAAGAAACAGGATGGATAAAGACAGAAAGAATTACATTTTCTGTAGAGGAAAGAAAAAAGTATCGAACAAATCTTGGTCTTCAGCAAGACATAAGAGATACAAAAGAACTTATAGGTTTAACGAAAAAACAAATAGAAAATCTAAAAATAATAGAAGATGGAGAAAGGAGAACTGCAGATGCTAAGAAAAAAGAAAATGTAGAGAGAGAAAAAGCAGAGCAACTCGCCCTTGCAAGACCCATGCTTGAAGCACAGCAGAGAGCTTCGGC